CTGGTTGAATTAATGCAGTGCTTAAAGAAGCTACTCTAGCAATTGCTTGACTTGGAATAGCAGAATCGACTTCCATTCCTAAAACCAATTTACTAATTGGATTAAGTTTATATAATGCAGGTGCATTGGCACCATGAGTATTTAAAATATGAGCCTTTGTTCTCATACCCATTGTAGCTCGCACTAAACGATCTTCTCCGGTAGAATTAACTGCTTCAAATGAAGGAGTATCAATGTGAGTTATAAATTTATGAGAATCTCCAAAAGCTTTACCGTCAAACCACATTAGTTGCTCAACTAACTCATTTAATTGAACTGTATTGTTTGTCCAACAAAGTAATTCATAATCAACTTGCACAAATTTCGGAACATCTATTGAATAATATTCTTTCTTTGGTTTGTTGTTTGTCAATCCAAATCTGTCGTATCTATTAGCAGCTGTATATTTAGTTTCAAAAGTAATTCGAGCTTCTTGAGTTTCTAGCACTTTTAAATCTTGAATGTCTTCTCGTTTAGTAACTGAATTTCTTTTTATCATTATCAATGGAGTAAGAAGCTTTCCTTGGTTATCACGAAGATATCCATGCTTTTGTACAGCAGACCATTTCTCGCCTGCAGCAAACAGTACAGGAACAGTAATAACAGAGTTCTCTTCTATTACGGTAGGCTGTATAACATTCTCTATATGCCATTTAACCGCATAGTCTACATCATATAGTGCAATAGAAACGTCCTTAATTGATTCTCTTTTTATATCAGAGTAACCAGCTAATTCCTTCACTTCTTTATTGGAAGTTGAAGTTGCTTCTGTTCTATTTGGTTTATTTATTTTCATTATAAATTGCTAGGCAATGTTGAGTTTTTAATTGTGCTTGAATTACCAAATCGAGTTTTAACGATATTAACTTTAGATTGACGAGTCATATGTGTTTGACAAATAATTGACACGCTATAACCGTGAGTATCGCCTCCGAACCAATCGCTTGGGTCTTTACCTGCTACAACTTGATTTTCTACAATTCCATCAATTTCAAAGAATCTTGAGTGATACTCAATTACATCTCCAATTTCAACTGGTAAACTTTTATCTACTAAATCGTCACGAAGAAATGCAAAAGTTGAAGTTTGACTTACATCAGATCCATATTCTTCAGAACTCCAAGCTTGGTCATCTACAGTAACTAAACAATGAACCAATTTAGCTTCATTATATACTTTGTTATCAGACTCTTCATATAAATTAGTTGTAGTTGCATTTAGATTTAATTTGTAGACTAATACTTCGGTGTCAATTACCCGATGTAATAGTTCTTTGTTTAAACTTCTAAATAGCGATACATCTCGCTGACCTCCGTATAATGCCATTATCCAATATATATTGGCATTGGTACTTTAGTTAATTGAGATTGGATATTGTCAGCTTCTTCAGTCATTTTTGCTAACTGCGCTTGTCTTGACACTGCATCCAAATTCTCTCTTAATTGAGTAATCAATGCTTCTTTTTCTGTTTGTGCTTGAGATACCAAATCTGCTCCATTTAAAGTAACTTCAGATCCTGGAATAGGAACTGTGCTATATTTGCTACGAATATTTCCTAAAACTTCTTTTGCTAGAGCCAATGTATATTTAAAAATCCATTGTCTACCTGCAGGGTTTATATATCTATAAGTATGCAACTCGTAAGGAGCATTTGAAAAGTCTCCTATAGAATTTGAATTTGCATTAAATGCTAAACTTGCTTTATCTTCTACAGTTACATAATTTATATACATTGTGTAATCGTAGGTAGGTAGCGGGAATATTCTTATTCTATCTCCGGTAATTTCAAAACTATATGCAGACTTACGAATCATGTCGTTAAACTCAATTGCTTGAAGTCTTAATAAGTCAGCATATACTGGCATCATTAAAAATGATACACCTGGAGAATATCCACCCCATCCAAAATTTTCTAACATTTGTTGAGAACCTAAACCGGTACCAACGAATGGGTCAAAATATCTAACAATAGCTGGAGGTGTATCATGAAATACTTTTTTAACTTCAATAGTCTTTGTAGCATCTGCAGCTACTTCATATGAAAAATCATCTAAGCTATATACTTGATGTCCTTTTGAAACCGCAATAGATGCTGTTTTATAGGTCATATATCCACCAGATCCTGCTTCAGTGCCATAATTCTTCGATACTTGCACAAGACGATTTAAGGTAGTATTTACCGGCCTACCGGTTAAATTTGAGCCGGTGGGAGCACCTTGCAATTGAAACATATTATCTCTAATTGCATATTGATTCAATTGGTTGGAATATTCTAAAGTCGCTTCTTCAAAACAAGCGTAAAAGTGAATTGATTGAAGTTCAATGTCATTTAATGGATAACCTAATCGAGTTGCTGACCAATTAGCTACTTTATCAGCGTGTTGCTGAAATGTAGTGTCCGTATCAAAAAACCCAAATGGAGTACTTCCAGGGTTGAATGATGATGAACCGGGCCATATTGGAATTTGAATTGCCATTTGCGAGTATTCTATTTACTTATAAATATCGCAAATATATAAATACTATATTTTTGTTAACTTAGATAATTATCTAAATTTAAGTAATAGTACATTAAATGTAATATGCGGCAATGGAATGAACCATCACCGCACTACAAATAATTGTTAATAAATTATTAAGATAATAATGAATAATATTCTTTGAAATGTTTAATACGATCTGATAAGCCAATTGTACCGCCATTTACTCTTTTAGTTACTGCTGTTACAGTTGCGTCGTCTGCTCCTTTATCACAAATAGACCAAAGTTTATTTGAATCAAAAAAGAATGCTGCTGAAGCTAAAGGATATTTAGTAGCTACTAAATCTGGATTAGCAACGCAATCTTCACCAATGAATTTAGTGAAACCTGTGTAATTTGATTTACCAGTTAATTGGATATAACCTCTACCTCTGAATTTGAATCCTTCTTTAGAAGCTTCATCTCCATTACCCATTCTAGAAGCGTATACTTTAGAAGCAATCTTCTCAGGGTTTCTAGCATAACCTGCTGCTGTCGCTGCATTGAAATACTTAGGAAAGATTTTAGTTAATCCATCTGCTGAATAATTTAAGTTTTCAGATACTGCTTTGAATCCACCACTTTCGTGACCACATTGTGCTAGAAAATGAGCTAAACGTAAAGTATTTGTAATGTTAAATTTAGCTGCCGTAGTAGGAATTTGTGCAATAACTGCATCAGGAACATGTCCTTTTAATTTGTCTAATTTGAATGAAGAGGTTGTAACTACTGCTGGAGCTGCTGCTGGTGCGCTACCAAACATTTTAGTCCAAGTTGCGTCTCCAACCATACCATCAGCTGTTAAGCCATTAGCTGTCTGCCATTCTTTTACTTTAGCTTCTGTACCCGGGCCGAATGCACCGTCAGCTGCTAAACCTAATTTTGCCTGAAGTTGTTTAACTTCTTCTCCTTTTGATCCGTTTTTTAATAACATAGTTTGTTTGTTTATTTATAGATTATTTTTCCTTTTTCTCCTGATGGTGGACGAAACTTTTTAGACATTATTTCTAATTTAGCTGCGTCAACACCATGAAGGTTTCTTTGTGCTAATTTTTTAATATCTTGTTTATTAGGTTCAAAGACTACATATATAATCTTATAACCTAACTTTTCTGCCATATCTTCGTATGGCAAACGCTCTTTGTCGTTTAAATTGGTATTGTCAATAACTACGGTAGGCTTCTTCATTAACATATTATCATGAGCCTTATTCATACATTGTCTATGAGCTTCTGATAATTTAGTAACATCGAATTTATATTCTCCTCCTTTTTCAAAATAATGATCCGCAGAGCAAACTACTGGATTTGGTAATTTTTTAATAAATGTAGATTTTCCAGATCCTGGAAGGCCGACCATAATAACCAAATTCAATTTAGACGCTTCTTCATTTAATTTGAATGTCTTGTATATTTCATTAGTATATACTTTATTTGGCTCAAACTTCATTGTATGAGCTTCCATATCTTCAAATACTATATCTAATATATCTTTTAATTTCATAAGTTTATATGCTCCGCTTCTGTAGTATGTATAACTTTCAAAGTAACATTGGGGTACTTTGATATTAAAGACTCTACTGCTTTTACATTTTTTATAGAGTCGTCAATAAATACAATATCATTATATCCTTTATTAATTTCTTTTTCAATATATTTTGACTTCTTTTGTGGATTTGCATCCCCTAAAGCTATCACATAAATATCTAAGTTAAAATTCTTTTTAAGATAATATTTAACCGGAAATGCTAATAGCCTAGCGGTTAAAATAGTTGTCTTTGTTGTTGGGTTTGAAGCTGCTTTTTTAAGTAAATTCAAATTTGTTTTAATTGGAACTGCATTTTTAATTATTGCATTGAATTCTTTAAAATTAAATACATCTCCTTTTTTAGGCTCGTATACAGCAAATTCAGCTGGAGATAGTATAAATTTATTATCTCCGTTATGAACATGTATATTTGCTTTAACCTTTGCTAAAGTATCATCAAAGTCAAATATTCTTAATTTCTTTTTTACAGCCTCAAATATCATTATCTATCGTATTCCTTATATACTGTTAATATTTCTGGAACTATTGGATGTCTATGATTTCTTTGTAAAGTGATTACTTTAACACCTTCTACTCTAGATTCTAAAATCTTAAAAAAATCAATTCCAGATTCTTTTTTATTTTTTAAATCTATTTGAGCTGTATCACCACAAAAAATCATTTTAGAATCTAATCCTAAACGACCTACAATCATTTCAGTTTGGTTGTTGTTTACATTCTGTGCTTCGTCTACAATGACCACTGCGTTAACAAACGTTCTACCTCGTACAAATGCGAACGGAAGTATCTCTATGTCTTGGTTCTCAACCATCTTATCAATTGCTACTTTATTATATAACATATATAAATTAGCATAAATTGGAGCCAACCATGGATCCATTTTTTCTTTCATAGAACCTGGCAAATAACCAATGTCATCTGCTGAAGCTACATTCGGTCTGGTAATAATAA